TTACTGCTTACACTGTAAGAACGCCGCAAACTCCGCTCCCCAGAAGCTCATCCGTATTTCGCACAGCGAACCGTGCAGCATCCAGATGATGAGGATTGCCGTCACGCAGAACGTGATGGCCGTAAGCGATTTTTGCGACATAGCGCTTGCTCCTTTTTCGGGGAGGCGCTAACCTATCACTTGCTTAGGGTAGACGGTTAGGGCCTCGGTTAAACAAAAATGTTTTCCGGGGCCTTTCCACATCTGGCCTTCAGGTATTCCCTCCGACCATCAGCCGAAAGGCACCCGCGCGTAATCTATCGCTTTTTTGTTACTCCGGCAATTCTGCTCGTTAATTCTGAGGTAAGGGCAAACTCATCTGATTGTTTCCTCTGTGTGAAGTTGGCAGTTCATGCCACGGGATGCCCTCTGATGAGTGAATGGGGGAGGCGTGCTTTGAAGTGAATTTGTGGAAGGCTTCCAGTGTTGAGAAACATACGCCGCATTCTAGATTGTTACACTGATAATACTTTTGTCTCACGGTATTTGAATCATTTTCCGGACGACTAGTGCGGATACGGGCAGATGCGCCACAAAGCGGACAACGGAACATAGCGACCTCTCTTATTGTAGTGCTTGCACTATTCTAGGTTGTATTCTCTAAGATTTAAACATGACTTTCTCTATATAATGATTTTTAGCATTAGTTAATAAACGAACGGCACTCTAAGGAGCGCCGTCAAAGATATTATTCTGATGTCACTCTTTGCGAGTGAGATATTTTTAAATCAGCGTTTCCTTCAAATACTATATTCAACTCATAGTTAAGAGTTAGCTTGAATTTATCTGAGTCACTTTTGATATTCTCTGAAGTGACATTTACTAACTTATTATTATCATATTCTCTAATAATTAATTTAGTGAAGTAGTTATCCTTTACCACAAGAGAAAATGGTTGATTAACAAATGGTAAGAAGTAAACCTTACAGGTACCGGATTCAGTAGTTATGTTCATAGAGCCATCATCATTTTTTCTCATTAGTTCTCTGAGGTTGGGATTATCGAAAAGCATACGATTATATTGCTGAAAGATCTCTTTACTCATCACAAGAACCAGTTTGCCAGCCAAGTCAGCAGATGATTTTATGTGATCAATCAACATATTGAAATCTTCTATTACGGTATGTTGCGAACAGCCAGTGCTAAATAAATTTGAAAGTATTATTCTCTGGATGTCCTTGAGAATGAAGCCTGCTTGAATATCACCTTCATTGATATAAGGGATGGATTCTATTCCTTCGGCATACGGTTCTTTATCTATCTTAATAGATATCTTATGTTTTGTGAAACAATCGCTAGCCTGCTTAAAATCAATAGATTTGAAAAGTGAAAGAGGGAGCGTTTTCTTGATGCGTTTACGAAGATGTTCTGATGTTTTACGTGCAGTGCTATCTAGTCGATGTACATCTATGGCAGCATCCTGAAGTCTCATATCAAGATCTTTCTTTAGCATGTTAATATGCTCTTGAAGCAACTTTCTTAAGTTTTCTTTTTTTGTTTGGAGATCGTCCAATGTTAAAGTCAGCTTGATTTTAGTGTATTCGATGGAGTTACAAATTTTTGATAATATTCCAATGAGTCGTTGCTTCTCACGATATGTTATATAGTCGTTTTCTATTGCTTCTTTTATTTCTTTTGATACGCTATCGTTCTTGTTAGAGAAAATTAATAATAGCTGCACCCATGATTGTTCCATATCAATAAATCCACAGTCAAAAACATTACTGTAAACTCTGCCCATCACCATGTCTGTTTTATCATAGTCACGTAAACGCCTTGCTAAACTATTCATCCACCCATTGTGCTCCATATTTTCAGACCATGTCCACAGGCAGATTCTAACTAATATCTTGATTAGTTGGCTTGCATTATCAATTTCTTCAGTGGGAGTTTCATATCCACCGGTTTGGTCAATAAGTTTACCCTCTAAAATAAGTTTAATGTAATGTGTCATTAGTTTGTCAGAAGTATTGATTCTTGATGTCAGATAAAGACATGTGCATATACGCATGTCAGTCAACGCATTTATGATGGCAATATTGAACCACTCTCTGTCTGAATTGAAGTTTAGTTTTTTGGAGATGAAAAAACCCGGGTTAAAAAGCTGGCCTTGGTAACTGTATTTTTCTACCGAATGGCTGTCAATATTCATTGAGTGCTGCCATCGGTTAATAAGATCGACGGCTGTATCAATAGTAGAAGGATCGCGAGTCTGTGTTGCATCAATAATGATCGATGGAAGTTCTTGTAGTTGCGTTTTGCAAAATAATTCAAATAAATCTGAATTCTCTGTATTGCAGAAACGAAAGTTGATGCTTTCTTGATATTGCTCCCAAACAGTGGCATAGGTTCTTAATATACGATTATAACGTGAACGAAGCGAGGCATTTAAGAGTGATTGGTTGTTTCGGAACCATTCTGTTAATATTGACCATTGTGAACGAGTAATTCCCATATAGATACAAAGTTCATTGCTGATAAGATGTTTTCTATTATTAAGAATACGCACTCCGCTCCAAAGACATAATTCAAAAAATCTTTCAGAAAGATTAATTTTATCCATGGAATTATTTGATATTTTATAAACTTCATCTGAAAACTCATATTGAAAACTCCGTTCAAATAATTCTGTAGTGATCAGTAAGAAATTATTGTTGGTATTGTCATCTTGAAAAAAATACAAATCGCAGAGATTATTAAAGTTATTAATTAATGCAGAGATAGCATCGTCAAAACTAAAGAGATCAGAATCCCGCAGATACATATACGTATCTGCTGTTATAGCCTGCATTGTAAGACTTACGGAAAAATCTCCTCCTTTAATCGGAGCCCTATAAAAACATTGCTTAAGTATTTTTATTAATAAGCTGTCTGGTTTGATATTTTTAACGCTAAAAAGTATCTTACCCGTGGATTCTGTTTCTTTTGCACGATTATCACCAATGACAAATGACGCAAAATGATTCTTTTTTTTTAGTTGGTAATTAATAAGATTAAGAATAAGTTGAAAAGGACGGTGATATAAACTTAACTCATCTTCCTTAGAATAACTGCTAGCCACAGATATGTATTCTCCTTTGTAATCGGCTTGCTTGATTTCTAAATTTGAATAGTTATGTTTTTGATAGATAGGGTATAACCTAAGATTGGCTGAGATTTTGTTACAAATATGGGGCATTACTATTTCGAAGGCAATGTATCGCTTTATAATTATTTGCCGTTTTACATCATCAAGAATTTCAAGGCTCACGATAAAGAACCAAATAGAAAGAACTATGTTTATCAAAAGCCATAATATGCTGATTAGACAGGCTATACCATAAAGATAACTTCCAAAGACAGTTTTAATTAGTACACTGAGAAGTATAAATCCTGATAAGAAAAGCCCGCTGAGTCCAGCAAGCATGAATCCTGAGTAACGCTGATAAGCAGTTTGGGCTATTTTTCTATCTGCTTTTTTTTGGAATAAGACACTTACTAAACCTATAACAAGGGGGTATACAATACCAATAATTGTCAATTGGCCACTTAAAATGGTTGTTTGCCATTCGGTTAATGAATGCCTAAACGGGAAATAATGTAAAAGATTCTTTTTTATAAATAATTCGTTTAAATATCCAACATAAAGTAGTACAAATGAAAAAGCTGATATGCAAAGTACTGATTTAACCGGTGAGGATGTTAATCTTATGATGTTTTTTTCAACAAAATTCCATTTTAAATTCGAATAAAATGGATTTTTAACCATTTTATTACGAACATAGTTCTTTGCTAAAATCTCTGTTGCACTTAAAAATTGTCCAATCATGATTTACTCTTCTATAAAGTGTGGGTCTACTAACTAAACTGGAACTTTTACTATTGAGTCATATTCCCTTGGACGGGAGGGACTGTGAAGATTATACTTGACTTCCTCTGTCATGTGGGAAAAACATCCGTATTATTGTTAGCATCTGGTTGATGCCCCAACCTCTGACATCTAGTGGGCTGATACATTATCTTTTGTTCTTACTGTCAGTGTAGAAGCACATCTCAAAAATAATATTTTTAAGAGATTTATTCTGTTTCTGCTATCCATTCCGGGATTTTTGCTTCAAGCTCAAGCTGTGTGGTAAAGCCGCTGTTATCAATGGTGTGCTCGGCTTTTGCAATAATCCAGTCCTGATTATCAATCTCGCTTTTAAATCCTGTTACCGTGCCATGCATTTCGGGGTAGAGTTCTGCACGTCCACGCGCCAGCGTGATGGAGAATGATGCGGCTCCGCGTTGTAGCTGCTGCCACTTTGCCGCCGCTGCGCGTCTTGCTGCCTGCTCGTTCTGATAAGTCTTGCGTAACACAAAAACATTGCCTTCCGCGCCTTCCATATAATCACCTTCACGGCTGCTGCTTTTCTCCTTTTTGAGCTTGGGCGGTTTGCGGCGTTTCACGCTGACTTTTTTCTTTTTCCCGTAATTAAGATCAAGCCAGTAGGCGCGTACCCCCGTATACGCCTCGCGGTCAGCAATGCGGAACTGATGGCGATCGCCGCTGCTGCGTGTGATGGCGAACGATGGCAACGGCTGGCCCTGTGCGTTCACGCCACCGCCTGGCATGATGAATAACAGATTACCGCTTTTTACCGTGGTGATTGCGCCCAGCATTTCCGCCATGCGCGTAAGGAAGGACATGTCGCTTTCTTCGGTCTGGTCGGCGTGGTCGATTTCGATATCCATCAGCATTTCGCTGATTTGCGGTTTCAGGCCGTACCGATGAGCGATGGCGGATACCACACGCTCAACGGTCACATCATGCCAGGACACCTCACGTTTAACGTTAAATTCATCCCGAAAATCTGCGCTTCTGGCTGAAACCGTTAGCCTGTCCGGCGGTCCTTCGTGTGCGATTTCATCAACAATGTAAGAACCTTTTTCTGTCAGCGGTTCGCCTTTCCAGCCAATGAGAACCGTCAGACGCGCGCCCCGTGGCGGTAGCTGCAACTGACCATCCGCATCATCCAGCGTGATGGTGAGCTGGTCTGCTTCAAATCCCCGGTTGTCGGTCAGTGACAGACTCATCAGGCGCTCTGCCACGCCGGACAGCCTTTTCCCCTCCGCGAGAATATCAAAATCCGGCATTTTTACGGGGTCTGTGCCCTGACTGAGCAATTGCATGGTGGTGTCGGTCATCTGTTCCCTCCCTGTGCGGCATGGTCGCATGTGCGTGCGGAGGGGGGGACTGCTTTTTGTTGTCGCCGTGGCGGGAGAACGGCGCAGGGGTGAGATTACGCGCGTGGTGGGTGATGATTGTTGCCGAATCATTTAACGGATACAAGGGGCTGAAGCTATGAGTGAAACTCGTTTTCATGGTGCCCGTGTTACGGAAAATACCGACCTGGTAACAGCGATTAACGATGTTGATTCCAGCGTTATCGGTATCGTGGCAACGGCGGATGATGCGGACGCGAAGCTGTTCCCGCTGAACAAGCCCACACTGCTGACCCGCGTCAATGACGTGCTGGGAAAATGCGGGACAACGGGGACGCTTTATCGTGCGCTTAAGGCCATCGCAGACCAGGTGAGCACAAAGGTGATCGTCGTTCGCGTGGCTGAACACAAAGAAGAAGACGGTAAGACGCAGGATCAACTGGTTATCGGTGGTTCTGAGGATGACGGCAGCTATACGGGGATGTATGCGCTGCTTGTTGCAGAGCAGGATGAAAGCATCGGATACCGTCCGCGTATTCTGGCCGCGCCGGAGCTGGACACGGAGGCGGTAACGAAATCCCTGTGCGTGATTGCGGGTAAACTGCGCGCGTTTGTGTATGCCACATGTCATGGTTGTAACACGATGGCTGAGGCGATTACCTACCGCCAGAAATTCAACGAACGTGAGGTGATGCTCTTATGGCCGGACTTCATCGCCTACAACCCGAAAAGTGGAAAAAACGAAACGTTCCCCGCGCCTGCTTATGCGTGCGGCCTTCGTGCGTACATTGACCATGAGCAGGGCTGGCACAAATCGCTGTCCAACGTTCCGGTTAAAAATGTGCTGGGAATGTCCAGGCATGTGTTCTGGTCGTTGCAGGCCGAAGACAGTGATGCCAACAGCCTCAATAACAAAGAAATCACGACCATTATTCGTCGCAACGGGTTCCGCTTCTGGGGCAACCGCACACCGGAAACGAACGCCTACATCTTTGAGGTGTATACCCGAGCCGCACAGGTGCTGGCTGATTCAATTGCGGAAGCGCAATTTGAAACCATCGACAGTCCACTGACGCCTGCGAACGTGAAGGATGTTATCAGTGCCATCAGGGCAAAACTGGATTCGCTGGTTACTGCCGGGAAACTGATTGGCGCGGAGTGCTGGTATGACGTGGTGGATAACGGCACCACGAATTTACGTCAGGGACGTGTGCGTATTCGCTACAAATATACGCCCGTTCCGCCACTGGAAGACATGGAGCTTTACCAGACGTTTACTGATGAATTCTTTGGTCCCGCATTTGCGGTGCTGGGAGGTGCCTGATGGCTGTACCAAAACATCTTCGCTTTTTTACGTTGTTTGTGGATGGTGAAAACGAAGTGGGTAAAGTGACATCCGTCACGCCGCCCAAACTGACGCGCAAAACCGACAGCTACCGGGGGGGTGGCATGATGGGGGCGGTAAGTATTGATCTCGGTCTGGACGACTCCGCGCTTGATGCGAGTTTTGTCATGGGGGGAGCTGTTCGTGCGCTGTTCCTTAAATATGGCGGCACGATTGACGGCACGCTGCTGCGTTTTGCGGGTGAATACTACACCGATGCAGAAAGCGATCTGTATGAAATCGAGATGCGCGGGCGTGTGACGGAAATTGATATGGGGGAAGCCAAACAGGGCGAAGCCACATCACACACTTACGCTGTCAAAAACACCTACTACAAGCTGAGCGTTAACGATCGCCCGCTGTGGGAAATCGACCTGTTGAACCACATCTACCGGAAGGACGGCAAGGACATTGTGCCTAACCATATCCGTTCCGCGCTTGGGCTTGGCTGATAAGTAATATGCAGGCGGCGCAGTGCGTCGCCTCTGACTGAAAAGGAGACAACTGATGAAAGACATCGATACTGAAACCCGGAATAACACCGTGGCGGATGATGTGACGGCAGGTGAGGATATGGCTGTCGAACGTGGCGTAAAACTGACCCGACCAATTGAGCGTGGTGGCGAAAAAATCACGTATGTGGAGATCACCGGGGCTATTGAGCAGGCTGGATCCCTGCGTGGTCTGTCGCTGTCTGATGTGCTGAATCTGAAAGCGGATACCATGTTTACGCTGTTGCCTCGCGTGACCTCGCCACGACTGGATGAAGTGATGATTAAAAAAATGTCGTCACGCGATTTTATTCAGCTGTGCGCTGTGGCTGTAAATTTTATGAGCGAGCCAGACTCTGGCGCGAAGAGCGTGCAGGAGACGGCAGCGTAATCACCCTGGTGTGCTTTGAGCACATCGAAGATCTGGTGGCGGATATTGCCGCCATTTTTAACTGGTCGCCCGCCGAAATCTTCATGATGACGCCCGGCGAAGTGGTTAGCTGGCGTGAGCGGGCGGCACTTCGCAGCGGGAATGCAGACAATGAAGACTCTTGATATCCGGGTCGCTTTCAGCGCCGTTGACAGGCTGACCCGGCCTGCCGAAAATGCCCGCCGCCTGATGGGGCAGTTTGGTGACTCCATCCAGCGAACGCAGGGGGCGATCAAAAATCTCGAGCGTCAGGCGCGATCATTTGAGCGCGCCCGTGACGCTGTCAGTAAAGCGGATGCGGGCATCGTGAAAGCACGACGCCAGCTTAACGCCCTTAATCAGTTACAACGCACGGGTACAGTGCTCAGCGAAAAACAACAAAAGCTGATGCAGCAGTTAAGCACCCGGCTTGAACGCCTGAATGAATCGCGCACACGGGAAATTCAGAAAATGCGGGAGCTTGGCGGAGAGCTGAAACGCCACGGCATTTCACTGACAGGCAGCGATAACACCATTCAGCAGGCCATCAGACGCACCGAACAATACAACAACCAGCTTGAACGCGAACGGCAGGCGCTTGCGCGTGTAACGAGGGCGCGTGAGCGGTATTCGCGCGCGCAGGAAACTGCGGGAAAACTGAAAACAGGTGGTGCGCTGGCAATTGGTGCGGCAGCGGCGGGCGGCTATGCTGCCGGGCGTTTTTTGCAGCCTGCGATCGGGTTCGGCAAAGAGATGTCCCGCGTTCAGGCACTGACGCGAATCGACAAAAACAGCCCGCAGTTTAAGGCGCTGCGTGAGCAGGCGTTAAAACTTGGCTCTGAAACACAGTTTACTGCGAGTGATGCCGCCAGTGGGCAGAGCTTTCTGGCAATGGCTGGTTTTACTCCGCAGGCCATTCAGGCCGCATTGCCCGGTGTTCTTAATATGGCGCTGGCAGGTGGCGTCGAACTCGGCGAGACGGCTGATATAGGCTCCAATATCCTCACACAGTTCAACCTGACAGCCGATCAAATGGACCGGGTTGGCGATACGCTGACAGCAGCATTCACCCGGACCAATACTGATTTACGCGCGCTGGGCGAAACCATGAAGTATACCGGTCCGGTTGCCGCAAAACTTGGTATCAGTCTTGAAGAAGCGGCGGCCATGGCCGGGATGCTTGCCAATAATGGTCTTCGCGGAAGCGATGCTGGTACGGCCATGCGCGCAAGTCTGTCCCGCCTTGCATCACCGCCAAAAGCTGCGGCTGATGCGCTGAAAGAGCTGGGAGTGTCAGTTGCTGACGCCAGAGGCAAAATGCGCCCGATGGAGGATGTGCTGCTTGATCTCTATAAGGCGACACAAAAATACGGACAGGTGGACCAGGTTTCCTTCTTCAAGGACATCGCCGGAGAAGAGGCGTTCGTTGGTTTGCAGACGCTTGTTGCGGCGGCTGGTTCAGGAGAGCTGCAAAAACTGACCAGAGAATTGCAGGGGGCAAGGGGAGAGGCCGATCGCGTCGCAAAAGTAATGGCCGATAATCTTGATGGGGACCTGAAAAATCTCGACAGCGCATGGGAAGGTCTTCGTATTCGCATCAGTGATCTGGTTGACGGTCCGCTGCGTTCTGTCACGCAGTGGTTCACGCGGGTGCTTGAAAAAATCACCTCGCTGGCGCAGGCCCATCCGGTACTGACGCGCCAGCTACTGATAGCAGGCGGTGCGTTGCTGGCAATGACTGCAACGATTGGCTCGTTGTCGCTGGTTATTGGGGTGCTTTACGGGAAGCTGGCCACCCTGCGTCTTGGTTTTGACATTCTTACCCGGTCAATGAATGTCGTCAGGGTGTTGCCTGCGCTGTGGGGAATGGTGACGGGTTCCGTTTCTTTACTGGGAGGCGCTATCGGGGCGCTGTTCAGTCCGGTTGGTCTTATCGTGGCTGCGCTTGCCGGAGCTGCCGTTCTTATCTGGAAATACTGGGATCCCATCAGGGCATTTTTTGCCGGGGTGTTCAGCGGGATTATGGAAAGGCTGACCCCGTTGCGCGAAACCTTTGAACGGTTTGGTCCTGTTTTTGACGCAATCGGAAGCGGGATCAGCCAGGTGTTTAACTGGTTTAAATCGCTGCTGTCACCGATGGAGTCCAGCAAGGAAACGCTGGATAAATGTACCAGTGCTGGCGAGATATTCGGTAACGTTCTTGGCGGTGCGTTACAGCTTGTTCTGACACCTGCAAAAATGCTACTGGATACGCTGGCGTGGATACTTGAAAAACTTGGCGTCCTTCCGGATGAAGCGGAAAGGGCGCGCAAGAAAATCGAAGACGCACAGCGTGCGGCTATTCTTCAGGACAAGGTTGCCTTGCTTCAGGGGGACCTTGCGAAAATCAATCCGCCGAAGCCTGTGGAAAATGGCAATGGCACCGGAGGTGATAAACCCAAAGACAACAAACCGCTCACAGACAGCAATACCGGGACGCTACGCAGACTCAGCAAAATTGCTGATAACACAGGTAAGCTGGTTGATGAGACGAAAAAACGCATTGGCCCCGGCGATATTGTCTTTAAGAACCTGCCCCGCGCACTTGCTGTTCGTGGGGAATGGCAGGAGCGGAAGATTGCGCATGTCAGTAAGCCTGCCCCCGCAATTAATATCACACCCGTGGTCCCGGCTCCGCTGCCTCCGGCGCTGGTCCCTGTTGTTGCGGCCAGCTCCCGCCCGGTGGCGGAGGCCATACGATCGCCAGTGGCATCAGTTCCTGCAACTTCCCGTAACCGGGAGCCTGTTGCCTCCGGATTTGGTGGTGAAATTCATGTCCATCTGCATAACGTTGTTACGCAGAATCCCCGCGAACTGGCGAAACTGGTCGGTGAAATGGTCAGGGCAGAGATGGAACGGCGCGCCCGTGCCGGACGTGGCAGTTTTTACGATAAAGATTGAGGAGTCATGGTCATGATGATGATCTACGGCATGTTTGTTTTTGAGCTGCGCACACTGCCGCATCAGCAGTTACAGCAAAACAAAAACTGGCGGCATGTGAAAAATGAACGCGTTAACCGTTCAGCAAGCTGGCAGTATATCGGTGCAGGTGATGATCGCATTGTGCTTTCCGGCATGCTTTATCCTGAAATTACAGGTGGCGAAGTGTCGCTGTCGCTGCTGACCACGCAGGCGTATACAGGACGCCCCTGGCCTCTTATTGATGGCGTCGGGCAGATTTACGGCATGTATGTTCTGACCGAAACGAATACGACCCGTTCCGAGTTTGATCGCTACGGTAAGGCGAAAAAGATAGAATTTTCACTGACCCTTGAACGCTGTGATGAGGATTTGCGGGAGCGCCTGCAATCCTCATCGTTCAGCGATATGCTGTCTGGCTTCAAAGATAAGGTGACATCATCTCTTAACAGCGCAACCAGTTCAGTTAAAGGGCTGTTCTGAATTAACGCAAAAACCGCTAATGTTCAGATTAGCGGTTTTCTTTTTCCTGGGTCTGCCTGGTTGTTTCTTCAGTCTGTATATCGCCTATGGGGCTCACAGCTACGGCTGGGCATCATTTCCGACGAGAATAAACAAAAATTAACCGAATGGATGCTCTACGCGTAGAAAGTCGAATCCACAGACACCTCCGGCCTGCCAGTAACGTTTCCCGAACAACCAGAATGAGAGAAGGCCCGATATCGGAGCTTAATTTTTACTCAGGCTTTTGTGGCCATTCGGGCTTTGCTGTATCCACACGGCTGACCAGAACGCTGTAGCGTTCCCAAGCTTCCAGTCGTGTGCGCTCCTCATCCGTCGCCATATTCAGCCTGACAGCGCGTTCCAGCTGCTGGATGACTGATTCAGCTTCGGAAAGCAATGCGGCCTTTTGTAATTCGGCCTGCTGTTGCTGCTCGTCTGCCGTATAAATCCGTTTAACCACAGCTCCGTCCTTAAAAACCTTTTACCCCACGCCCCCGCCCTAAACCAGCCACTTTCCTGAATCGTCGGCGCGACGATTGGCGGTGATATCGGGAACTTCGACAACGCTGTAGCCTGTAGGGTCCAGTGTTGAAGCGTCTCTGGTTACGGCCACAATAATATTGTTCTCGTCGTAAAGAATTTTTATTGTGTCCGGCTGAAAGTTCTTCACTTCCTCATACCAGTTTTTTCCGTCTTCTGACCACAGCCAGGCAACATTAAAATTTTTTGTTAGCTGATATTGCTCAACGGTTTTTGGATTGCCGGCGACAATGTTTTTTAAATGCTGCATAAATTACACCTGTGACACGTTGTACCACGTTCCGTTAATTAACTTTTGTATTGGTCTGAATACTGCCGGATCGTCGCCATCAACTTCGCCGACAATGCCAAGCCCGGTAATTACATGGCCTGATTTCTCATACATCACGCCTTTTTGCATGGTCTGAACAACACGTGTGCCAAGTCGGACATCCCTCACGTATCGGCCATCAAAATTGCCGTAATCCGAGGGGTTAACGCGCCCCGTAATATTTACGGTTTTATTACTCTGAATGCTGCCGGAAACAAAGCGCATAACATGGACGTTATTAGCATAAACATCCAGATTACCATCACCATTCTGTTTAAAGCCCGTGTCATTATCACCCAAAACAATCGAATTACCGCCAAGAGCACTGGATGTTCCGATACCCAGTGCACCATTCAATTGACCACCAGATAACGACAGTGCACCGACATCTCCCGCTGTAGGTTTTCGCGTTGTGGTATAAAACTCAGACCAGTCAGCCTCGAATCCGTAACCGTCACGAGCAGAACGATAAAAAATACCGCCGTTCTTATAATTAACGCGGAACTGGGCGGCGGGGCAACTTCCTTCACCGATATTAAAATGAAGAATTAATGTTGATGCCCCACTAATAGTTGCGTTATAGGCTCCGCTACTCCAGTTCCATCCAACGGCTTTATCATTCGCAACGGTGTCTCCTGTTTTTCCTGAAGCAAATGCACCAATATTTTTCGGCGTCAGGTTAATATCTGATGTCCCATCAAACGAAACGTTATTAATTTTACAGGCTGTTTTCAGCTTTGTTGCTGTCGCCGCATTGCCGGACAGTTCACCAGAAAGGCCAGCACTGAATGTCTGTTTCGCGCCCCATGTCTGTGCTTCGTCAATGATTGGCACACGTCTTGTCGTGATCGTGCGGCTTCCCGGATTTCCTGAAATACGCACCATAAAAAAGCGGTAGTTGGCTTTACTTACAGTGCTGCGCCATACATGCATTGAGCGTCCCGTACCGGAATCATCACTCGGACCAACAGCGATATTTATCAGGTTGCCATCAATGACGCCCCAGTCCATACCGTCGGGAATATTGGTCATATTATCCAGCCGAACGGTTATCAGACTGCCCGGCACAAAATCGTAGGTCTGCCAGTCCAGGCTGGTGAGTTTTGCTACTGCGCCACCGATACCCAGATTCAGGGAAAGTGAATAAGATGTGTAAACTTCCCGCCATTCGCTCCATGAGCTGCCGGTAAAAACGCGCTCAAACGTGCGACCTTTAAGGGTTGTACCTGTTCCGGCAGTTGTATAACGCTGCCATACGTTAACACCATCAAAGCGCCTCAACACTTCCAGAATACCGAGGACTGTCACGCCGTTTCCGTCCAGTATTGGACCATTGGTCGCTTTACCTGTAACGCTGTAAATACCTGGTGAGGTTACATCATTCAAATCACCGTCGTAATAACGGCTTTCTGACTGGTAGCCCACTCTTGACCACGGCTCCCACTGTGGGTTCTCTGCATCCCACGAGGCCGAAAGACAGCGAACATAAACATTTCCACGGCGGGTCGTGTAACGCTGCGTTCGCGAGTAACCACCACCTTCAAGAACTTCAAGGAGTCCCTGACCATAACTTCCTTCTTCCGGATAGTTGCGGTCAAATGAAGCGATTGAGCCACTACTGTTTCGCCATAAACCAAGATGCTCTGCGCCTCCGAGCGTGTTCAGGTCAATGGTTGTGCTCAGGGGGCGTGTTGCAGACTGAACCTGACGCCAGTAACTCCACGGACCGTCTGAACCATTCCATGTGCCAGAAAGGTTGCGCATATAAACATCGCCTGTTCTGGTGGTATAACGCTGCATTCCTGAAAAATTACCGCCATTGAATACCTCCAGTACACCGACTGCACCGTCTTCAGGGAAATTTTTAGCAGCCGTCGCGTTAGTGGATGTAGCTTTAGACCAGACGCCAAGATAAGCCTTAACGGGACCAAATGTATTCAGGTCGGCATCAACCGGCATTTCGCCATTGTTTTTCATAAACGTCAGGCTGGTAACGCCAACATTGTCCAGAAAAGCGTCCTTATCTGGAATATCGCCACCGTTCTGGTCTTTCTGCATACGTTTTTCAGCATTGTCATAGGCTGCTTTTACTGCCTTTGGCGTTGCTGCCAGCCTTTCACTGGTGCTGTTTGTTGCACTGCTTAACTGAGTAAAACCTTTTTCTGTCAGCGTGGCGTCAGGATGGCGGCGGGACTGCTCATGTTCTGCGATTTTGTTATCGACGTAATCCTGCGTCGCCATCACTGTGCTGGCATCAATACTCAGCTCAACGGACGCCACGTTACTGACAATAATGACCATGCGGCAGGTCTGCGCACGTCCGGAGCCTTCAGCCAGTTCAGGCTTATAGCTTTCTGCCATGTTGGCGACCGCAATCAGTGTTCCGGCATCGTCATACAGACCCAGCTCACGCATCCAGAAGCCGCCCACTTCTGGCGGTACAACCAGTTCAGCCACGATATAGTTTTTATTCTTGTTATCCACGCTGACTTTATTCAGAGCGTGACGCCAGACCTCATGCACCAGTTTCGTCTGACCGGCATCCGGCACCGGCAATTTGCCATTACCGTCACCCACGGCCATTGCAGACAGAGTTACTTTTTTCCCGCCGGGGACAGTGGCGGCTGCCAGCTTCGCGGCTCCGGCAGTAGTGATAACGGTTTTAAATTTCGTGCTCATTGTTTCTCACTTATCCGGGATAAACAGTAATAACATCACCATCACAGACCACACCGCCTGTATACAGATAGCCGGGAATGTCCTGGATAATGTTCAGGCCGATAAGGTGGCGACTTGCGGGTTTGGCATCGGCAATCAGCCGTTCCATTTCCAGATACATTTCCTCGGTCACACCACTGTCCAGCGCGCCAACATCAACCTTGAATGTTCCGGGTTCGCCGTCGAACTCCCACCACTCAGACACACGAATGAGATATCCCAGCGGCTCAATGGCCCGGCGCAGTGCGCTGATGGTTCCCTTGTGTCGGTGTATCAGCCATGCATCACGAATCACCTGTCGCTTTGTCTCTTCCGGCCAGTTGCGATCCCAGCGGTCAACGGAAAATGCCCAGGCGAGATAAGGCAGCAGATGCACCGGGCAGGTGTCCGGCGACCACAGCGTGTTGAGGTCTACCGGAATGTCTGTAATGCGCGCTCCGACAGCTTCGGCGCAACGCATGAAATTGCTGGCTGATGGCGGTAACAGTGAATTACTCATTACGCCCACCTTCGCTGATGGTGAATGACTCACAGCGCGCCGCCTGTATGTCGCTGATGGCCATATTCTGTGTGGGTTCGATTATCTCCACGCGTTGCACACCGTGCACATGCAGTGCGGCAGCAATGGCGGACAACGCCACGTCCTGACCGATAAGCCCCTGCTCAGCCAGCCACTTCCTGAACGACGATTCAGCCGCAGCCCGAATAG